GATGTACGAGACCAGCAGCCTTCCGGCTATCAACAACATCCTGAGCGTCGAAGTGGCGCTCCAGAACGAAAAGGCGCGGGTCATTGAGACCTTCACCGTGGAAGTCACCCCCACATAATCCATTGGAGCTAGCACAGTGAGCTATCCAGCTACCAACATCATCCGGATTAATGCCCGGATCAGCCCGGCCGGCCTGGGCAATGCGAACTTTGCCAGCGCCATGCTGTTCGCTCCGCAGCTTGAGCTGCCGGTGGGCTTCGCGCCGGACACGTACCGGACGTATTTCACGCTGCCAGCGCTGTCTGAAGACTTCGCCGACACCACCGAGACGTACAAGGCGGCTCAGCGCTGGCTTGGCGGTACTCCGGCAACCCGCGAGCTTAAGGTTTACGGCGCTGCCACTGCTGATGCCACCATTACTGCAACGATGAACAAGGGCCGGAATAAGCTCTGGTGGTTTTGGACGTTTTGGACCGCCCCGATCTATGCCGACAAGGCAAAGGCTCAGTTGATCGCTCAGTGGTGCGAGGATAACTCCTCGTTCAACATGAACAACCAGACTGGTGCGTCAGCCGCTGAAATCAGAGATCCCGCTGATACTGACGATATCGCCTCCCTCTTGACTGCCGGTGGTTTCCGATTCAGCGCCACCCCTTGCCACGCCACGGATGCCTATTCAGGCAATGCGCTAGCCAAGCACTTCGCCGCAGTGAACTACAGCGCTGACCGTTCAACTATTACGGGCGAACTGAAGAAGTCTCCCGGGGTTACCGCAGAGTCGCTGGACGGAACCGCTTACTCGGCCATGCAGAGCGACAAGAAGAAGGCTGTCTTCTACACGGTCGTGGACAACCAAGGCTCGACAGATTCGGGTCGCTGGCTGAACACACTGACGCACAGCGCATACGGCGAGTTTATTGATGACGTGGTCAATCTGGCGGCCTGCATCAATTTCCTGACCACATCGCTCTACAACACGCTAGGCAAGCAGGTCACTAAGCTCGCGCAAACCCCTGTGGGGCAGGCCGTCTTGATCGGCGCCGCACGGGCGACCATGCAGCAGTTCATCAACAACGGCTACCTGGGTCCACGGAACTACATCGACCCAGACGACGGCCTCGAGAAATACACCATCGGTTTCGAGATCCTGACCAAGCCCGAGGACATCCTCGATTTGTCGGATGCCGACCGTAACGCCCGCAAGTCCGCACCACTCCGCATTCGCCTGTTCCGCGCCGGTGCAATCCATATCGTGGATGTGGACTTGGATGTGTACTGATTGAAGGGCGCTACAGCGCACCCTTGCTCAGGTTGTCGAATGACCAAAGCGGCTGAAGATTAGATAAGGCATTGATGATTGCTGGGTCTGTAACGCCGGAATCAACCATTGTCTTTATCGAAATCACATGATCAATGTGCCAAGAGCCGTAATTGGTCCAAGTCATACCTTCGAGAAATTTTGACTCAAGAAAGGATCGAAGGTCTGCGCATCGATAGCCAAGAAGCTCTTCGGTTCTCGTCTCTTTGGATAGGCCTGTCCTTGCCAAGGTGCGCCTGATCATGTCTCGCATTCTGGTCTTGGCTTTGAATTCAGGGTCTGTCCTTCGCTGCTTCATGTAATCGCGATAGTAGTCCCTGCGTGATTCACGCAGCAGCTCTCTCCGCGCTTCGTTGTATTTGCGCTCTTTGGCAAGAATATCGTCGCGATTTCTTGCCCGGTTTGCCGCCCTTAGAGCGTTTCGGTGCGTCGAGCTTCTTCGATGAGATGAATTGGCAGCCGCTCGGATCATTTCTCGGTTGGCGGAAACATAGGCCTGGCGTTTCTCCTTTAAGGACTCCTTATTGGCGATCTTGTACCTGGTTGATTTTGATATCTGGCAGGGAATGCATCCGCCATTTGATGTGAGCCTTTCTGCAACGTGTCCTTTTGGGCACGGCAGACCGGTTAGATACCTCTTTGATCCGCAAGCTTTCGCGTCTTTCCTGCTGACTGGAATTGTCATTTATTCGTCAACCTTGTCGGCGTTGATCTAGACGCTATTTTAACGGCTTATAGCCAAAATAGCCCGCCTTCATTGGCGGAAAACCAAATGCAGGGGCGTTAACCCATGAGCCTGAGTAATTTCTCGAACGACCTGACCGTCGTCACCATCAATGGCCGGCAGATCCAGGACTGGGGCGAAACTGCTACCCCGTACACGGACGCGCCGATCGATGCCCGCAGCCAGTTGCGCCGTGGGCAGGGTGGGAACGCCGTGCGCCTCGACCGCCAAAACCCGGGCCGCGAGGTGAACGTCTACCTCAACCCGGGCTCGCCCGACTCCGCATACGTGCAGGGGCTGATGAACTCGAACGCCAACATCACGCTGACCTTCACCCAGATCGGCACGCTGGAAACAGCCCTGGGCTCTGAAGGCATCATCGCGAACGACGGCCAGCGTGGCCGGGCCGGCTCCACCATCACGGACGACCAGTTCACGATGCACTTCAATATCTGGGAAGCGACAAGGGGCTGATAGATGAGCGTGAAATCATTCACCGTCGGCGGCGTGCAGTACAACGCCGCAATGGCCAGCGCTGTCGACCAAGACCGCCTAATGTCCCTGTTGTCTGCCGCCGTGCTGGAGCGATTCGCCACGGCGGCGGGCGCCGGCCTGGAAGTGGACGATCAGGTGCTTTGCGCCATGTTCATGTCGATGCGCCAGGATGTGAAGACCCAGGTCTCGCAAATGATCATGGCTCGCGTGCTGATCAACGGCACCGAACGCCCGGTCACCGTCGCCGACTTCGGCGGAAAGATGGTGCAGTACAACCAGCTCCTTTCAGAACTCCTGCGCTGGAACCTCTCCGATTTTTTCGACTGGCTGCCAAGCGGCGCAAAAGGCGCTCGGCAGGAAGGGGCGGTAAGCGCAGCGCTGTAAATTGGTTCCTGATGCGGCCCTGCGTGGGGATTGTCGGGGTTTGCCCGCCGCTTTGCACATGGGCCCAGCTTGAAGACGGCACCCACTCTCTAGTGAGCGTGGAGCGCTTCAATCAGGCGATGGATGAACTGTGGGATCAATACGAGGCCGCGAAGAATGGCTAGAAAAGTACTGAAGTCATTCCTGATCGGCATCGGCTATGACACCAAAGCCCTTGAAGCGGGCGACAAGAAGATCAACGCCAGCCTGAATGGAATCAAGTCTGGCGCGCTGGGCATTTCTGCATCACTGGTCGGTGCGTTTGGTGCTGCTGCTGGCGCTATCGTTGGCGTCGCGCGCCGGGTCGATAAGCTGGCCATGTCCACGCAGAACCTGCGCACATCCCAGGCTGCCGTGTACAACTACGGCAATGCCCTAAAGCTGATGGGTGGAGATGCAGAGGATGCTGTCGATACCCTGAAGCGCTTCGAGGAAATCCAAAACAACCTTCGCCTAAAGGGTGATGCCGGACCAATCAATGATCTGGCAACAGCCGGTATTGATGTCAGTTCGCTGTATCAGACCAACACTGGCGAAGAGTTCATGCGTGCGCTCGCGGAGATGATTCCAAAGCTGGATGAGGGGCAGCGCGCCCAGGTTCAAAGCTCGCTCGGTCTGTCAGACGGCGTATTCCGCTCTCTGGCCGGCGGCGTAGAGAAGCTGGACGACACCATGAAGCGGGCCAACTCGCTGACTGGAAGCGTCGATCAACTGACCGATAACGCAAGGAAGCTCGCCGAAAACTCGGCCGAGTTTGGACTGATCATTGACGGCGTCAGCAATGAGCTGTCCGAGAAGTTCATGAAAAGCCTTGTTGGTGCAGGAAGCGCACTCAACGAATTCCTCAAGGACCATCGCGGTAACATCAGTGGCGCGATTGATTACGCCTCCGACAACCCAGAAGCAACCGCCGCGCTGGGCGCTTCATCCATTGCGGCAGTGGTTGGCGCAACGCTCGCCAAACTTGGGCTGAAATCGGTAGGCGGCCTCGTCGGAAAGTCGGGCACTGTCGGCATGGCAATTACTGGCGGCGCGATCGGCTCGAACCTGCTCAACCGATCCTTGAATGAGTACGTGCCCGGCTATGGCAAGGCTGCCAGCGGCTTCGACGACATGCTCAAGGGCGTCACCGGACTGGAAAGAATCAAGGGGCCGATGGAGCTGATGTTCGGCGGCGATGGCAATCCAACCCAAAGCAGCAGCTTCAAGTATGAAAAGCCCGAGGAATACACGGGCAAGGTCATCCGATCCCAAGAGGATATTGACTTCCTTGAGCACAGGAACAGATCAGCCTCCGACAGCATGCCTCCGCCAAGCGCAAGCACGCCAGACGAGGATCGACAAGCCACAGCAGAGGCGCTTGTCGGAGCGCTCAACAAGGTCCCAGTGAAGCTTGAAAACAAGCAAAGTTTTCTTTTTCAGCTCGACGGACAAGCGCTTGAAGCAAAAATAACGCAGGTCAACGAGCGCCAGAACTACGACACGCTGAGCGACCTCAAGACCACAACGGAGCGATAGACGTGAGCATCATCAACGTATTCACGCGCCAGGCCCCGACCATTGCTGGCTATGCTTTCGACGCGGTGCTTGAGGACACGTTTGAGGCAACGGTGACGATCACATCCATCCCGATTGAGTCGGGCGTCAGGATTGCCGGCCACCGAATCCTGAACCCCTTCAAGTGGACCATGACCGGGGCGATCAGCAATAACCCAGTCAAGGTGCAATTGACGGACTTTCTCGGCGGCGCACTTTCCAATCTGACCGATAACCCTATCGTCTCCACGGTTGCCGGCTTGTCGGCGGGCTGGCTTGCCGGCAGCGACGAGACCAGGGCAAGCACCACCCTCGACTTCCTGATCTGGCTGATGCAGTCCTACGACCCGTTCGACATCGACGCCGGCGACATCCTGCTCAAGAACATGGCCATCACGCGCCTATCCCGAACCAAGGAGCCGCGCAATGAGGGCGGCCTTGAGTTTGTAGTCGAGATGCAGGAGGTGATTGAGCTGGATCGAATTGGTCGAGATTACCAATGCACGCAAAGCCAGCTTCGTGATGGTGACCCATCAAAGTCGGCATTAACCCGCGCAATCAACCGCGGGCAGGCGATAGCCAAAGAGGCATCCGACAGCGTTGTAAAGTCGGTTAACGGAATTCTTGACGGAGTCGCCTGATGTACACAATCCCACTGCGTGCCGGGTCCGCCAATGCCCACCAGCGGTTCGGCGTGCAGCTTGGCGACAACCTGATCGATTTCGAAATCGACTTTATCTCATACCTCGATGTGCCCGCATGGTCCATGAACCTGCTGCGCGACGGTAGCCGGATTATCGCCGGCGCAATGCTTGAGCCTGGCAGCGACATCATCAAAAGCTACCGAACCGGTATTGGGCAGATGGTATTCACCGGCAAAGACGTGACCCTGGATAACCTCGGCATCGAAAACTTCCTCGTCTGGATACCTCCTTTGGTGGAAACATGAGAAAGCAAGTCTGGTCGATCGATGTGAATGGGCAGCCGTACATTAGCCAACAGATCGGCAGCCGGCAGTTCCGCATCCAGTTCAATATCGACATATCCCCAGGCGATGCACTTTCGTTCGCGGACATTCGGCTATACAACTTGGACAAGGGGTCAAATGTTGCGCAGAAGTCCAGCATCGTCCTTCGGGCCGGGTATGAAGATAATGTCGACGCGGTGTTCACCGGGTACGTGACCAATACCCTGCGCGAGCGCGAGCCAGGATCGCCAGAGATCATCACAAGGCTGATCTGCAGGTCTGGGCAGCCGGCCACCGATCGGGCGTCTGCCCAGCTTTCATTTGGCATCGGCACCAGGGTAGAGGAAGTCATTCGCGCTCTTGCCGCGGCGTGGCCGCTTCCAATCGATATCGACAACGCTCAGTTTGCCGATGCTAGGCCGCTTTCTTCGGGTCTCGTGGTTGACGGCGACATCCCGCAAACGATGGCCGACCTGGCATACGCCTACAAATTCGAGTGGATGCAGGACCGCGGGCGCATCGTCGTC